GTATGATTGGCAAGGTATTCGATATGTTTAATGTAATATTCGATGAATTTACCAATATGATTGAAGAGTTGATGGGTGCTACAGATAAGAAAGATAAGAAACAGGAGCAATTGTTCGACTTGAAATACAGTGACCAGAAAATACATGCAAACTCAAAGGGATACAAAATGCAGATTAGAGTATTGGGTGAATCGCCAGATGATAAGAAGGTGAAACACGCATTCAAGAATATCGAGACAGCATTCAGTTTGCTAGATGGTGATAATAAATTCGCTATAACGCACATTAAAACTAAGAGAGGAATTAAGTCGATAATAAATGCCGTTGAACAGAATAAACCGCAGTTTGGAAGAACTACCGATATTTACTTTGAAAAGGAGATGAATGGCATATTGAGGTTGCCCAATAAGCAAACCCTTAAGGAGTATTCTAAAGTCATTACACAGGATAATTTCACAAGGACAGAGGTGAGTACAGACTTCTTCAAAGATGGGTATGGTGCAATCCCATTTGGACAGACATTGGAGAAGGAGAGCAGGAAAATGTTCTTTGGTGGATATGAGCGTGAGTGGTGGACTAACAAGGGTAGGTATGTCAAAGATAAGACACGCCTAGACGATAGGAGTACCGCTACAATGGTCTTCGGAACGATGGGTAGTGGTAAGACATCTCTAAGTGAGAATCAAGCACTATACACCTTTGGAACGCATATAAAGGACTACGAACAGTGGAAGCGTGATAGCAAGTCTGTCGTGGTATTTGACGTTGCAGATGGGGCTATGATTAATAATATATATAATCATATACCAGACCACTTAAAAGACAGGGTTGTAATATTAAACCATGCCAACTTCAACAATCCAATAGCGGTGAACAATGCAGACTTAGCAGAATTTAATACAGAAGTCATGAACGATGAGGATTATGCATATACTCTAGCAGAGATGGAAGCAAGGTTAGTAATGGAGATTCTTAAATCTGACAAAACACTATCCATTGACCGTTGGTTTATCTCTGCTCTACAAGCTGTCCATACCATTGACAAGGATTGGGGATATATTGAAGCCATGCGTTGCCTTATCGATGACAAGTTTAGGCAAGAAGAGGTCATTCCTAAAATGTCTGGTAACAGGCGTTTAGAATTGGAAATGAAAACATATAACAAAATGGCATCGAATGGTGAGACATCTAAGATTGTGCAGACAATCGAAAACCGCTTCTCTCAATTAGAACGTGACCAGAAGCTTTGGGATTGTATCGCTCAAAAGCCTTTACGTGATGAGAATGGCAAATGTAAACTTAACTTTAGAACGCTTATGGATGGTGATGAGGGCGGTGCTTATATGGTTCTTATTTACATTCCTAAGTCTGGTGTATCAGCCATCTATAGGAAGTTTATATTCGCCCACTACTTCACGAAAATCTGGAATGTACTATTATCTAGAGAGGTTGGTTTTGGAGGGCGTGAGTACCGCCCAGAAACGCTTATAATCATGGATGAGATTCATCAAATTATCGACATTCCAATTGTTGCAAAACTATTCATTGACATCTTCAAAGAGCCACGTAAGTATTCTGGCAGGTATTGGTTTACTTTGCATGGATGGTCGTCATTAGCAAAGGCAGGTAGAGGATTGGAGGGAGATATTAAACAGTCAATTATGGATAATGGTTGTAATTTAATTATGCTTAAAGGTGGTGGTGAAGCATTCCAAAGCTTAAATGATTTCTTACAGCCTATGACAATCGCAGACTTCAACAACTTGATGAATATGGATTTCTGCGGAATATTTGCACTTCGTTGGAAAAACAAAAACCATGTGTTTCAAGCTAGGATGATACCAGACCTAAAGAATAATAGTGACTTTAATAAATACAGAGATACTGATTCTAATTTCCTTGTATCCTATTCATCTCCATATGGTAGAAGTAAGAAGGAGGTGCGTGATGACAACTTAGAAAGAAGCTACTCTATGATTGAGCAATCTTTAACAGGTGGATTTGTGGATGAAGCAGGAGTAGGTGAGGATGAATGGGAAGAAGCAAAGAAGGATGGTATGAACGAAAAGAAATCCAGAAAGTCACGCTAGATTGGGTAAGGACTAATTGTAGGTTAACAAATAGGGAGAGAGAATTACTACAATTAATCCATTACCGCAAACTTGTAAGGCGTGACCATCTGGAGATAATAAGTCCTTCTTATAGAAAAGCAGGTGACAATCGTACCATCTTACTCAATCGAGCCATTAAAAAGATGTTTCACCAGATGCTTCTCGATAAGGTTCATGAGGTTCAAGAGATTGGAAAAGGGAATACTCCTAGTATCGTATCAATCGATAAGGGCGGTTCGATTATTTTAGGAGTACCCCATAAGAAAAGGATAGCACATCATACTAGCATAGTCAAAGGAATCCATTACATTACCAGAATTTTACCATCAAACTATAAGCACATCAACGGTGTCAATCAGACAGAGGTTGACACTATCCTTTTATGCGAAGAGACAAATAATGACATATTAAGATGGGAATTGGAGGTGGCTACCAATTTTAAATATGGCGGTGAGGACATCCTATTCATACCAGACATATTCATGGAAATACGGTTAAAGAATGACAGGCGTTTACTTGCATTTATAGAATATGATACAGGTAGCGAGAATCATAGGAATAAGACGGATTTTCCTGTCATCTATGACAAGCTTGTAAACTATCGTAAGTATAAGATGTCTAGCTTATGGGAAGAACATTATAAATACTTCCCTATGGTTTTACTAGTTACGGAAGATGATAAACGTATTCCCTACTTTAATAATAAATGTCAAGAATTAGAGTTGCAGGGAATGGGAATATATCATGAAAACTATACGAGAGTTTTAAGGCGTTTAATTGACCGTTAAACGCCTTTCTATATGTTTTTAATAGTAGACTACCCAAAGGTATTTTAAAACGCAGGACAAGCCCTTATATGGCTTCTAATGATGTCTAAAATTATTTAAGATAAACTGTTGACAAAATACGGTAAGTAGTGTATAATCAGATTATAAGTTACTTCGGTAATAATTAAAAGGAGTGGTGTAAATGGCAAAATTAGGCAATGTAGTAATGATGAATCGTGGAAATAACGAACAGAAGAATCCATATGAGGTAATTCAAACCTTCTTATTAAGGAAGGGGCAGGACAGCGAGAATACCAAAGACACATACGAAAGACATATTCGTGACTTCTTCCGCACAATGCGTAATAAGGAACTTGAACAGCTAGTAGCTACAGACCTTGTATTCGAAAAGAATCAAGTCGAAGCATATCAAGTTAAGTTGAAGGAGCATGGATATAAAGGTGCTACGGTGAATAACGCAATTACAGCTATTAAGAGGGTATATGAGAAATTAGAGGACAATGGTTTTGCTGTAAGTGCAAACTGGTTTAAGTTAGAGCGTTACGATGAGCATGATACACAGGCTTACGACACGCTTACACACAACGAAGTTTTGGCTATCATAGACTTTGTATCCAAGACACGTAAAGGCAAGGAGAAAGCCCTTCTAGTGCGTCTGGCGTATGCCACAGCATTTCGTAAGGAATCTCTTCTTACAATGAAATGGAATCAGATTCTTAATGAGAATGGTCAGTGGTATGCAAAGGTGTTGGGTAAAGGTAACGAGTGGTCTTACAAGAAATTGACAGATGACCTTTACAATGCTTTGATGGAGTTTAAGGATGAGACAGGAAGAGAAGATATTTTCCAACTAACAGACAGAACAGTACAAAAGATGATGAATAAGATTAGGGAAAATTTTGACTTCGGTGACAGGAATATCGTTTTCCACTCATTTAAGAAAGCTTCTCTAAATGAAGTTAATATCATAACAGGTGGCGACCTTAAGGCTATTCAAGCACATGGCGACCATAAAGATGTATCTACTTCTCTAAACTCCTACATTGAGAATAAGAAGAAGGAAGACCTTATTGCTGTCGATATTAACGTTAAGCTTCCACTGGATGCTTTTGGAAAATTATCTCATGAAGAGATGGTTAATTTATTCCACAACCTAGACAGGAATACACAAATTAAAATACTTCAAGCTATAGGTGCTATGTAAGCACCTATTTTTTTATTGACAAGTCCGACAAATAATGGTATAATCTATTTTAGCAGGTAGTCTAAACCGAAGAGAGGTGATTATTATTAGCGATATGTATAAGCATTTAGAAAATATAGGATACCTATACGGTGATGGTGTGTCGGTGCAGATTCCAAATGGATTGTTTAAGGATTTATCAGCATGTATTAAAAATAGGAATGGCAGTACCAACATACAGCAGGTATCGTTTGCATACGCTTATCTTGTAATAATCGCATTCTTATATAAGTATGCACACTACATTGACATTGACAATGGCACTTACATTCAGAATGCAGACATTAAAGAATTATTAGGTTACAGCAAGACAACTAAATCCATCGACAATGTAATTAAGAAGAATGGCATACTCGATATGATGGGGCTAACGGAAACATCGAAAGATTACCCAATTCAATTCACCATCAATAATAACGAAAAGATTAACAACATTCCTTTAAGAGAGTATACCATGTTTAAGGATTTAAAAACAAGTGATGCAAATTATGACTTAATCAAGGGAATTGTCAAAAACAGGAATTACGAAATCAAAGAGCCGACTTTCCTATTTTTATATAAAGAGGACAACGGTACTTTGTATGAATATTCAAATACTCATAAAGTTACATTAAATGAGATTATGAGATTTATAAGTGACGAGAACCTTAACAATATTGATTTTCTTATGTATTGCTTCTTTAAATCAAAATGCAAAAACTTAAAAGATGATATGAAAGCTATTGGCTTGCACATAATTACATTACATTTGGGTATCGGCAAGGATGCCTTTTACTCACATCTTAAAACCCTCAAAGACAATAGATTTATAGAGGTGACACATAAAGGGTGGGTTAATGGCGTGGAAGCAGATTCACTTGAAGCAAATGAATACTATTTCAAGGGCGTATAACTATATATAGTATGGTTTACGCCTTTTTGTTTGGTAGAATACTATATGTAGGTGGTAGTCCAAACCGACAAACTAACAATTATTATATAATTATTATATATATTAATTAATACGGATATTAATATTAACATTTATAAATTAGTATTATATATAATTAATATTAATATAATTGTATAGTTGTCGGTTTAAGCAACCACCTAAAAAATCTCCTAATTTCTACCAAATGACCCAACCATGTCTATATAGCAGATTTTCTTGACAAATGGTATAAATAATGGTATAATAAATATAGAAGGTTGAGAAACCTTCAAGGAAGAAAGAGGTGACAAAGATTGGGAGCAGTTGCAGTTGATATACATAAACAGGAAAGAGAATTTGAACATCTAACTCTTTCTGACGAGAACGTTGTTGAATACTTAATCAAATATAGAAACAAAATCGATGTGGCATATGGGGCAAACACAAACATCGACATTAATTCAGCAGGAGATATGTTTGAGTTTAATCAAGAACTAGTTTGCTTATACGCTTCATTAGATGATGTTATCAAGCAATGCAACTTTAAAGAGAAACAATTGAAACTACTAGAATTGACATTCGATGGCAACACGATAAAGGATGTTTGCAAAATGAATATTGGTTACGGTAGAAGTGCTACTTACTCTTTGCTTGAAAGAATGATTAAGAAAATAGTAGACACAAACAATAAAAATTGGAAAGAAACTATGGACAGAAATGGATATGTAGTGAAATAACCTCTATAAACACTATTAATAGAATGGATAAAAATAAAATTTTATCCTAATGCGGAAAAAATGCCTTTACAAAGGCGATAAATTAATGAAAGGATTGTTTTCATGTTATGAAGATTCAACTTCCCAATGGGAGTAGGCTCACGTTGAATGAGAATATCACCCTAGATGAAAAACAGCAGGTAGTTGAAGATTTAACTGAACAGTGGATGCCCACGATTATATCCAATTGGGATAGTCAATCAGTTAGATTCTTTTTAGATAATTTAGCAAACTATCTTGTGTGGCACAAAGAAGAAGATTCAAAGAACAAGCAGGACAAAGAAGTTCTCTCGATTAAACGCATCGAAGAGATGGAAGGTAAGAGACAAGCTAGAAGTATCCCATTTACAAGTTTATCAAAAACTCAAAAGGAAGCATTTGGTCTGGATGGTGAAATGCAATGAAGAAACTTACACGTTTGGAGAAAAGTACAAGAATATTGTCAGAAGCGAAAGCTACTCAATGGTGTTACGTTAATACAGATAATGAGTTTAACTTTATGGGAGAAGTAATGGTCATCAACGAAAGTGTTGAGGAATACAAAGTACACAACAAAGCAGGTGTGGTTGAAAATTACACTAACGAAGCTTACATGGAAGAAATTCTTGTCGTGATTGATAAAGAGAATAGTCTCAAATTCTACAACCAAAACTATGATGTAATTGATAGTAAATTGGTAGTAGTTAAAGAGTAAAAGGAGTGAAAGGCATTGAACTTGTCACAGCTTAAAAACGCAGTACATAAGGATAAGCGTATCAAAGAGTTGAGATTAAGAAAAGATGAAGTCAAAATCATTGTCGATGTCGTTATTGACCATATGTTAGAAGGTCTCTTAGAATATGGATTGTTAAAGTTGCAAGGTTTGTTTACTTTAAAAATCAAGGAAGCCAAAGGTCGCAGAATTAGAAATCCGCAGACAGGTGAGGAAATGTATTCAAGAGATTATAATAAGGTAGGCATAGAACCTTCAAAACGATTAAAAGAAGGTTTAGAGAATTATAACAAATAACGATAAGAGACAGGGGAGATAACGATGAAATACATCGTTGACACAAACGCATTATTAAGAAACCCAGAAGTGTTAGAAGAATATGAAGTTGTGATTCCGAGCCATGTCAATCGTGAGATTGAACACTTAGAACTAACTCGCAAATCAGATAGAACGCTTCAATGGGAAATTAGAAGATTTAAAAGAATCGTAGATGAAACAGATGTAAATTTCTTTGATTTAAAAGATTATAAATTTACATTAGATAATGAACTAGACCCTAATTATACAGATAACATTCTCCTACAGGTTGCTGTAGATAATGGTTGGGGAATGATTACGAACGACAGATTACTTCGTATGAAGTGTAAGCAATTTAACATTCCTGTCGTTAAGCATGAAGCTTCAACCTTCATTGAGCATAAAGGATTCAGAGAAAAGTTTATGACAGAAGATGAGTTAAAGATTGTATATCAAAACTTAGGTGTCAATCAATTTGACTTAATCGCCAATGAATACATAATTATTAATGATGACCTAGATGGTGAATTAATGGATATTATGAAGTGGACAGGCGAATGCCTAGTGTCTCTTCGTGATAAAAAGGGTAAGTTGGGTAAGGGATTTAAGACAGACCAATTTGGTGCATTCGCCCCACGTGACGAGCATCAAATTATGGCAGTAGACAGCATCCTACATAATCAGATTACAGCACTTAGAGGTCGTGCAGGTAGTGGTAAATCACTTATCGCACTTAGCACAGCATGGTATTTAGTTGAAAAAGAAGGGTATAAACTAGTAATCTTCGTAAACCCTGTGCCATCTCTTAATGCACAAGAATTAGGATTCTACAAAGGAGACAAGCTAGAAAAGCTTCTTCAATCATCTGTAGGAACAATGCTTAAGGCTAAATTTGGTGATGAGACAGGTATTATTAGAGCGATTCAAGATAATATGTTAGACATCTTGCCATTCGTTGACCTACGTGGTTTCGATACAGGTGATAAGACAATTGCATGGATTCTTGAAGCACAAAACTTAACAGCAGAATTAATGAAGCTAGGACTACAGCGTGTTGGCGAAGGTTCTAAGGTCATCGTAGATGGCGACTATCACCAACAAATTGACAAAGACATTTATGTATCAGATAATGGTATGAAGCGTATGTCAGAGGTATTTAGAGGTACTGAATTTTATGGAGAAGTTGAACTTCAAAATGTACATCGTAGCCGAATTGCAGAACTTGCAGATAAGATGTAAAAAGTTTTAAAAAATGTAATATATCTTGTTGACAATTAAAGAAAATAATGGTATAATACATATATAAGGTTGAGGGAGTTTATATCCTCGTAAGATTCTCCCTCTTTCTTAATATAAATAACATCATGATTCAACTCCTAAGTAAGATATATAATTAAGGAGGAATGAAAAGTGAAAAAGATTATTGCAGGTATTTTAATCGTAAGTGCATTGGCATTTTCATTTGGAATTGGTTTAGACGAATCTCCAAAGACACAAGAGGTCGCTTATGGAATTGGATTAGATGAATAAAAAGTTTTAAAAAAGTGTTGACAAACACTAGAAATTATGATATAATAAATATATTGAAAGGCACTCACAGCAATCTAAAAACAAACAACTATCATAAATTGGTTATTTAGTTTTAGTGCCTTGTTTAAATTATTGGCTTATAGTTCAGCGGTAGAACATCTGACTGTTAATCAGAGGGTCACAGGTTCGAATCCTGTTAAGCCAGCCAATGGCTCATTAGTGTAGCGGTAAACACACCTCACTGTCTATGAGGTAGCACCAGTTCGAATCTGGTATGGGTCGCCAAATGTGGGATTAGTATAGTGGTAGTACGTCTGCTTGCCAAGCAGATAGCACGAGTTCGAGCCTCGTATCTCACATCAATATAGTTAATGGGGATTGGTATAGCGGTAACACAGGGCATTTGGGATGCTCAGTCGAGGGTTCAACTCCCTCATCTCCAATAAAGATAGTTTCCTAACGCTAGCTAGCATGGATAGGGGTGCTGAAATAATGCACAGTGGGTTCGATTCCTTCAAACTATCAATCTAATGGGGGATTAGTTAAATGGGATAACAACAGCTTTGCAAGCTGTGATTGAGGGTTCGATTCCCTCATCTTCCACCATTTTAATATGGCGTATTCGGCAAGCGGTCAAGCCACTGGTCTTTCTAACCAGTATCAAGGGTTCGAATCCCTTATACGTCATCATAAAGACACACACAGCAATTACAAAACAAACAACTACTTATTTGGAAAAGTTTGGCGTGGGTTCGAATCCCACCAACGGTGTGATGACCGTTGAGGTGTATGGGTGCATAATGTTTATTGTGTCTTGTTTTTAGGGAGCATCACCTCCCTCTATGGGAAACCGCTAACGTAGGAGAGTTAGGGCAGACTGTAAATCTGTTGCTTCGGCTGAGTAGGTTCGAATCCTATGTTTCCCACCAATTTACTAGGGTCGTATAATGGCAATACAATCGGCTGATAACCGATAAATAAGGGTTCAATTCCCTTCCTTAGTACCATATGGGGTTTTGATGTAATGGTAGCATAGCTGACTTTTAATCAGTTCGCAAGGGTTCGAATCCCTTAAGCCCCACCAATATTATAGGGCGTTAGATTAACGGTTAAATCATCTGGCTTTGAACCAGAAAATATCAGTTCGATTCTGGTACGCCCCGCCAACCTATTATGGGAGTTTAGTATAGTGGTAGTACAAGGGTCTCCAAAACCTTTAGCGGTGGTTCGATTCCATCAACTCCTGCCAAAATACATAATAGGTGATTCACATGCAACAAAAGAAAGACATCGTAGAATCTCACAAGATTGTGAGAAACCTTACGGAAGTTGTTATCACGCCAGAGCATGAAGAAAGAGAAGAATCTAGTGTTTTCAGAAAATCTAAGGAAAGACTTAGAGAAGATGGACACTATGAGTGCTATGTATGTGGTAGTAAAAACAACTTACAAGTTCATCATTATGGTGGAGAATGGTCATTAAGTAATGCCCTTGACTACAAGAAACTTAAGAGTTTTCTAGAGGAATGGGATGTCTATGGATATGGTAAGCTATTAAAAAATGTACCATTAACTAGCATTGATGACATTCGTAACTGCATGGTTCTCTGTCAAGAGCATCATACAGGTGGTAAGAAAGATGGGAGTGCCAATGGCATTCATAATATTACATTCCCTGCATGGATTAGCCAAAAGCTAGTCAAGCATGGTGAGGTCACAGTTCCTCTAGAAGATGAGGAATTAGACCAAGACTAATTTAATAGACACGTACAGCAATTAAACCTACTATAAATTATATTGAAGAATTAATGCGATTTAGAATCTTAGGTTTGTGTCTAGTTTCTTTTTAACTATAAGGGCAATTCCCTAGTGAGGTAATTTAGTTCACAAGACTAAGGTTGCTCACAAAATAAAAGTAAAGTTTTATACATTGTAAAATGTGCCTAATATTTATCTACGCTTTTGAGATAGGTAGTGGTATTGGACACAGTTTACAGTGTGTAACCTAACTGGTTAAGGTACTCGCCTGTGAAGCGAGGTATACGGATTCGAGTTCCGTCATGCTGATAGCGGTGTAGAGAAGTGGTCATCTCGCAAGGTTCATTACCTTGAAATCATTGGTTCGAATCCAATCACTCGCAATAACCTCCAATTTTATAGTTTTAGGAGGAAAAACTAAACTATCGTATTTAGGGGCGGTAGCAATGGTAGTCCATGCATCTGTTTGAAACGCAGACCATGTTGGTGCAATCCCAACCCTCCCCACCAAATTAACGCTCTTTAGTTTAAAGGTAAAACCCCTGTCTTACATGCAGGTGTTGGCAGTTCGATTCTGTCAAGGGCGATACACTTTACCTTCATATCCATGCGTGGAGTTCATAGGTACGCTACTGTTTGCGGAAGTCTATGAATCATATGATAGGACTAGCTATCCAAAATCCCAAGAGTAGAAAAACGGTGAGGGATAAGGTGAAGAGTTTTCATTATGGGGTAGTAGCAAAGTGGAAATGCATTGGTCTGCAAAACCAACATACGTGAGTTCGATTCTCACCTATCCCTCCAAATTATGCCCTTATGGTGGAATAGGCAGACACGTGGGATTTAGAATCCCATTCGAAAGAGTGCAGGTTCAAGTCCTGCTAGGGGTATCTAAAGACACTAACAGCAACTACATTTACTTACAGAGCAAAGGTTTCTATCGTTGGTTCGAATCCAACCATGTTGACACTGGTCAGCATGTGGACAAGTGGCAAGTCAAAACCCATTTTAGTAAATAGTGTCTTGTTTAATTAAATAACAATAGCCTACTAATAAACACAAATATTAGTAGGCTCATTTTTTGCGTAAATGGTTTGGTAAATTTTTTAAAATAATGTAATATATTCTGTTGACAGATGTGTTAGATTATGATATAATAAGTATTGTAGTGAGGGAGATATAATCTTCCTACTAATTAAGCCCTTTTAGTTTAATGGTAAAACGGTTGACTTGTAATCATCTGATGCTAGTTCGATTCTGGCAAGGGGCATATATAGGCACATACAGCAACTACACTTTAATGGTAAATTACAATCCTTCAACGAATGTATATGGGGTTCAATTCCCCAAAAGTGAAGTGCCTAGATTATGGAGGGTTAGACATAACGGTATTGGGTCGGTCTTGAAAACCGATGGGCGGTAACGCTTTGCGAGTTCGAATCTCGCACCCTCCTTATATGGAACGTTGGGTAAGTGGCTTAAACCAATGGTTTGCTAAACCATCACAGACGTATGTGCTGTCAGCAGTTCGAATCTGCTACGTTCCTCCATAAAATCTTACTAGCACGTAAGACTAGTGAAAAATATTGTATATAAACACCATTTGTATTATATAATGATACAAGGAGGTGATACCATGTTGTCACATAAAAATACACTACATCAAGGCAATGTTGGATTAGGAATTGCGATTTCATGGTTCACCATGAAAGGTTGTATTGTAAGTATTCCATTAAATGATATTCAAGAATACGATTTAGTTGTAGACTTTGGAGATTGTAAACCTAAATTAATACAAGTAAAAACAACAATAACCAAAGAGAGAAGTAAATACAAAGTACAGCTAAAGACAAATGGGAAATCATTTAAGTATAATAGGTCTGACTATTTATTTGTAGTCGATGGTGATGGCACAAAGTATTTAATTCCTAGAGAAGAAATTAAATCGAGTAGTGCTATTGCTTTGGGAGATAATTACTCTCAATACATTTGCCCTTGAAGCACAATTGGAAGTGCAGGAGGTTTCTACCCTCAAGGTTGTTGGTTCGAATCCAATCAAGGGCGTTATTTACCTCCTTGTACCACCTGTATCTGGTCTAAGTTTGAAAACAAGGATAACCGATATTTAAAGGCATGTTCTATGGCGATACACCAGACAAGAGCAGATGTCTTGCTTTAAATATCATCTAGGTTGGTTGACGGTATGAACCTAGTTTTGTATGTGGTATTAGTGTTAGCGATTAGCACGACAGGCTTCCACCCTGTAAGCATCGGTTTGAATCCGATATATCACTCCATACTCTTATGGTGAAACGGAAATCACGCAAGACTACGAATCTTGAAGTCCTAGTTCGATTCTAGGTAAGAGTGTAAAACTTTTTTAAAAAGTAGTTGACAAGTGTTTGAAATAATGGTATAATACATATATAGACACGAACAGCAATCACAAAAAGAACCTGACTGTTAATCTGGATAATCTACAGTGTCTAGTTAAAAAATTAATAATTGCCCTATAGTCGCATACAGCAATACACGTACATATGACAAGCATTTAATTAGGGATTAAATAAGCCAATATCTACAGCGACTAGTTAATACTTCATGGAACATCGAGAGATGAACTATGAAGTGCCGAAAGGCGTTCTACTCACACAACTACCATCGGTGCGTAGCCACACAAGCACGTATCCAAATAGGCTCACACAGCAATACTAGATATAAAATCAAAAGATTAAGAATACAACTCACTAATTCAAATTACTGATTACATTTATCTAGAGCCTAGAAATCTGCTCTTTGAAGCAGATTCTTGTATCTTAAACGCAACATATTAGGGCATGAGAATGTGCTTCAAAAATAATTAGATTAAAAGGAGTAGTGATAATTATGTTAAATCACTTAAAAAACAAATTCAATGAAACAACAACTGCAAACGGAGCGAAGGCTTATAAGTCTACTAATTCTGCTGTACTGGATTTATTCAGTCAAGGTGGAGCAATGAGACAACGTAGCGACAGTGAAATCGTAAGATTATTCTCTGTAGCATATGCCGAAGATGCAACTCTAGCAATGAAAACACTTTTCTACTTGCGTGACATCACACAAGGTCAAGGAGAGCGTAGATTCTTCCGTTTAGCGTTACAGCACTTAGCATTACATAACGAAGCTTCTCTAGTTAAAAACTTACATCTAGTACCAGAGTTTGGTCGTTGGGATGACCTTTGGGTTTTACTTGACACAAGCGTTAAGGGCGATGTAGTTAAGCTAGTAGTTGAACAATTAGCTAAAGATGCACAATCCAAAAATCCTAGCTTGCTAGCGAAGTGGATGCCATCTGAAAATGCTTCTAGTTACCAAACTAAGAAGAACGCTAAAATCTTCATCAAAGCTTTGGGTACAAAACCAAAGAAATATCGTCAGTTATTGTCTACTTTAAGAAGCAAGCTTCGCTTAGTAGAAACTAACATGACAGAGAAGAATTACGAAGAGATTGAATACAGCAAGCTACCATCAGTTGCAGGTATGAAATATCGTCAAGCATTCTTCCGTAACGACATTGTACGTTATCAATCATTCCTTGATTCTCTGTCTAAGGGCGAAGTTAAGGTAAATGCAGGTACATTGTATCCTAACGACATTGTTGGCAAGATTATGAGAGGTTACTACTCACCACAGGATATTAAGTTATTCGAAGGTCAGTGGCAAAACCTACCTAACTTCATCGGTGAAAAGACTGACAACTCACTAGTAATGGCAGACGTAAGTGAATCAATGAATGGTACTCCAATGGAAGTATCTATTGCGTTGGCAATGTACATTGCAGAGCGTAACAAAGGTATCTACCATAACCACTTCATGACATTTACTGATAGACCATCTCTAGTAGAGATTCAAGGTACTAACATCGTGCAGAAGGTACAGAATATTAAGGCAAGAAAAGGTTATAGCACAGACATCTCGTTAGCGTTAAAAACTATCTTAGATACTGCTAAAGCTTACAACTTGTCTAATGATGAAATCGTGAAGAAGCTATACATAATTTCTGATATGCAGTTTGATGTCCATGTAATCCGTGGAACTAGCGTACATATCTTTGAAGAAATGCGTAAGCAATTCAATCAAGCAGGTTACGACTTCCCTAACATTGTTTTCTGGAATGTGAACGCCTATGGCAACACACCAATGACAATGAATGCACAAGGCGTACAACTTGTATCTGGTTACTCACCATCCATCTTAACTTCATTGTTAAATGCAGATGGCAAGAATCCATATGAGTTAATGCTTGAAGTAATTCAGTCTGATAGATACAAAGAGGTTGTAGCGTAAGCTACTTCCTTATAGATAATTGCTACACTTGCTTATAGAGCAAGATAGGTCAAAGGCTCTATGCCTTTGGCTTATTTTATTATTAAGGAGATAAAGGAGAATTTTACCAATGAGGTCTTATATTAACAAACAGGGTGAACGCATCACAGTATCTGAAGAACATTTACAGACAGCGGTTAAGATTAAGAAGGTATTGCAAAACGCATCTCCTTCAAGAAAAGCTTCTATGAAGCAGTTAGTACAAATGATGGAACAAGAAGGATTTTACGATGCTGATACAAATGAAAATTATCGACAGATGTTAAAGCAGTATCAAAAATCTATTGGCGAATTACCAGAAGCACCTAAGTATGCTGATATGGTAGTAGAAGGTAAGTTAGAATCCATTAAGGAACTTGTTGGAGAGATTGCTTATGAGAAGCGAGAGAACCAACATGTACTAAAACAACTAAATCAAGTTAAGCGTGAAGTCCTTGACTTTACTATTGTTGCAGAGCAAATTGGACAAGCTTTTAAGAGTTTTGATTGGTCGCAGTTAAAGTTTAAATACAATAAACCAAACTTAGGAAAAACTAAAATGATTGTTAGTCTATCAGATTTACATATTGGTGCTTTAGTAGATACAGATATTAATAAGTATAACTACGCTGTAGCACAACAAAGGATGCAAAAATTCTTAGACAGGATAATTTCAGAAATTAAATACAACGCAGTTTCAGAAGTATATCTAATGAATGTTGGAGATGTGATTGAAAATCCATATATGCATAATCTAGCATTTAATTGTGAGTTTACAGCATCCGAACAGATTGTTAGGGCATCTGATATTATCATTAAGTTTATGATTGGTTTATCAGAACATGTCCATGTTACTGTAGCAGGTATCGCAGGTAATCATGATAGATATGAAGAAAACAAGAATGTTAGTTTAGATGGAGACCATGCAGTTAGGGCTGTCAACTACGCTATTAAATCCTTTATCGAAAACTCTAAGATTCAAAGAATTACATATGAGCAAGCAAAAGATTATGAACACTCTATCAATATTAATGGCTTAAATGTTAAGTTTGTGCATGGCGATTTAGATAATATTAATGACCAGAATCTAATTGCTAAACATTCTGCTATGGATGGCATTAACTACAACTTAATTATCATGGGGCATTATCATCACTTCTGGTTAAAGGAACAGGGCTTAAATAAGACTGTTGTAGGCTTTGGTACACTGAAAGGCTCTGATGGATATAGTGTAAAAGTTAGAAAGCTTTCTAGCCCATCACAAGGCTTTATAATCGTTGATGAGCATGGAAACTATGATATTTTTAGCGTAAAATTGGCTTAATAAAAGTGAAATTTTATCCAACTACATAAAATGCGGAAAATACACCTCTCTAAAGGCGATAAAGTATAGAGGGGTATATTTATGAGAAAGAGTATGATACAGCATCTCGTTTTTACCCAATCAATAATGGGGTGCTGATATGATACTCTTTTTTATTTTAACATAGAAAGGAGTGGCATAATGAGTACACCTAGAAAAAGACCTGTTAAAAAAGAAGAAACTCCAAAGAAATGTTGTAGTTCTTGTGGAAAAGATAAATCTACAAAATTCTTCTTTAAGGTTACTAGTCCAATGTTCCCAGATGGAATGATTAACATTTGTCGTGACTGTGTTCGTGAACAAGTCGATGTAGAAAATATGGAGCAAGTAATTAGCTTCCTACGACAAATTGATAAACCATTCATTCAAAACTATTGGGATGAAGCTGTCAACAATCCACAAGGCAGACACCCATTAGGAGAGTACATTAGGAAAGTAAACTCATTACAACAAGTTAAAAACAAAGACTTCAATAGTAGTGATGGTATTAATGGCGTTGGCAAGATTGATTTATCATCTGCCAAAGCACCAGATTCTATTGAAAACGTGAAAGGTGAAACTATTGTCTATTCAGAAGACTTAGTTAATAAGTGGGGTATTGGCTATAAAAAGCAAGAGTATCTAAAGATGGAGAAATTCTATCAAGATATGAGATTAACCCACGAAATTCAAACTCCTGTCCACGTAAATAAATTAATGGAATTAGCTTACTTGACAATCGAAATGGAAAGATTACGTCAAGAGAGAGATATTCCTAATTATACTAAATTAGCAAAAACAATTGATGATATGGAGAAATCAGCAGGATTTCGACCTGTCGATAGACAGGGTATAGATGGTGCTACAGGCATCAAATCCTTCGCCCAAATATGGGAGGAAGTAGAAAAGAAAGGCTTTAGAAAGCCACCGACTACACACTTCAATGAAGACATCTACGATGGTATGATAATCGCTTTGGCGAACTATTATCATAGATTGGTAGGAAGTCAAATTCTTAAAGATATTCCAGATGAATTGAAAGAGGACTTAGAAGGATTCTACGAGTTAGATGAAACTCCAGTTGAAATCAATGATGAAGAATATGAAGATTTAGATTTTAGTCTTCCAGAGGAAGATGACGATGAGTAGTCCTAAATGGAAGAATTGGTCAGAATTAGAAAATGTTCAAGGTACTAACCAAAGGAACATGACAGAGCAAATGCCTGTTTGGGCAGATATGCTTGCATACTTTCAAGTCTATCCAGATAAATTCATCGACTATATTCTGGATGAGGAAAGCACGTTTAGCTTATATCCATTCCAAAGAATTTTCTTAAGGGTTATGGCTCGTTATAAAAAAGTTTATATCACAGCCACACGTGGTACTTCAAAATCGTTCTTAAACATTTTGTCAATGTACCTTAAATGTATATTTTTTCCAAATATTAAATTGTCACTAGTTGCCCCACAGAAAGACCAAGCAAGTCAAATTGCACAGCAAAATATCGAAGCTATTTGGAACTTCATGCCAATACTTCAAAAAGAAGTCAAGAAGCATCAATTCGCCAAAGACTTCACACGCTTGACATTCTGGAATAACAGTGTATTAGACATCGTTGTAGCTTCACAAGGTTCACGTGGTCTACGTAGACATGGACTTTCATTTGAGGAAATCTGTCAAATGGAAAAGCATAGGGAAGTAATCGGTGAGGTACTATTACCACTACTAGCAAACAACCGTAAAGGTGCAGATGGTAAAGTATCTAAGCATGAGATACATAAACAACTAATGTACGTTACAACAGCAAGTTCACGACAATCATATGCGTGGGAGCAGTTGTATAGTGTCATGATTGATATGGCATTAATGATGGAAGATAAAGATGACCCAGAAAATAAAAAGTCTGCATTCGTAATTGGAAACGATTACACGTTGCCAGTTATGTTTGAACAACTTGACCCAGACTATATTGAAGAAGTTAGAAATGACCCTTCAATGTCGCCACTACAGTTCGCAAGAGAATATATTTCAGTGTGGACAGGTAGTAGTGAAAATAGCTTAGTACAGCTTAAAGACTTAGAGAAGTGTAGAGTTCTTGACACAGCAGAATTTGGCTTTGTTAAGAGTAAGAATGAAGGAATACAATACATTATCTCTGTCGATGTTGCTCGTTCAGAGAAGAAAAATACAGCGACAACAGCCATTGCGATATTCAAGCTAATCCCAAGAGGTAACGGTACTTACATTAAGCACTTAATCAACCTGCACACTTACAAAGGAAATATGCACTTTGAAGACCAATCAATATACATTAAAGAGTTAGTTGAGAAATTCAACGCATCTATGGTATGTATTGATGGTAACGGTTTAGGTCGTGGATTAATTGACTACTTAGTAAAAGAGGACAAGTATCGCTCTTATTCAGTTGTAAATGATGACAGCTACAATAAATATAAATTACCAAACTCACTACCTCTAGTATTCAACGTTATGTCGAATACAAAACAGACAAATGCATCTGATATGCATAACAATTTCATGACAGTTATCTCAAACCATGATTTAAAACTTCTAATTTCTGAGCAAACTTTAAAGGAGAAAGCTAAGAATAAAGACCAAGAGAGATTGGCTGAAACCCTTGCACCACACATTGAAACTAGTAACTTTGTCGATGAGGTAATGAATCTTATCTACGTTGCAGAGGGTAACAGGACAAAAGTTAAACGAGTTTCTACGCAGATGGAGAAGGATAGATATTCTGCTGTATCTTATGGTTTATGGTATATCTACCTAAAAGAAAAAGAAAATCATGAAAGAAAAAGGGAAACTTTCGATGCACAAGGCTTCATGGCAGTTAAAAAAGCGAAGCATAAAATTTGGTCTTAATGGAGGTGTAAGAATTGGAAGAAAACAAAGTTGAAAGAAAGTTAGTATTTGATGCTAACAACTTTGCTAGATTAGTTATTAATGAGTTATCTAGCAATAAAGAAGGTAGAAGTCTTTTAAAGAAGTACAAGCAAAGTGAAGTACGTGACATCATTGAGAATTATAAGTTAGAAAGAAACCAAGTTAAGCTTCGTGAAATTTCCCAATTATTATTCGCAAAGAGTTCACAGTATCAACGTTTGTTAAAACACTTCTCTGATATGGCTCTATTTTCATATATGATTAAGCCAATTAAAACTATTCGTAAATTGAATAAGAACAAGGTTCTTAAGCAATATGAAGAGATTGGCGAAACGGTGCTATCAATGGCTCTCCCTCACGAAATGCAGAGAGTATTAAGAACAGCGTTTGCAGAAGATGTATTTTATGGTTATTTACATAAAGATAAAAAGTCATTCTACATTCAGAAAGTAGACCCTAGCATTGCTAAGATTACTTCTGTTGAGGATGGTATTTTTAATTACAGTATTGACATGAGTTTCTTTGAAAAGGATGAATCTAAACTTGCTTCATGGGCTACAGAAGTACAAATGAAGTATAGAGAATGGAAAGCTATGAAAGCCAAGAATCCTAAGATTGGTAGCTTCGTAGAACTTGATGCAAAGAATACTATTTGTATTAAGGTTAATGAAGAGATTCTTGAAATCTTCCCTCCATTCGCAGGTACATTCGATGCTATCTTTGATATTGAAGGATTTAAACAACTTCGTAAAGACAAAGAAGAATTAGGAAACTACATGATTGTTACGCAGGAATTACCAATGCGTAAGGATTCTGAAAACAACAACGACTTTATGATTGACTTAAAGATGATGCAATATTTCCACAATATGGCAATTGATACAGTTCCAGAAAATGTTGGAGTAATTACCTCTCCAATGAAAATGGAAGCTTTGAAGTTTGATAGAGATAGAGTTGATAGTGATGGCGTAGGTAAAGCTACGAGAGACTTCTGGAATGACACAGGTACTTCTCAATTACTATTCTCATCTGACAGTTCAACTTCACAAGGTTTATTAATGTCAATCAAGTCAGATGAAGAAATTGTATTTGCTGTATTGACACAGATTGAAAGATGGCTTAATAGATATTTAAAATTCCAGTTTAATGATTTAATGTTTAACGTTGATATTCTTCACGTTACACGTTATAACCAAAAAGAAATTTTTGATATGTATATGCAAGCAGGACAATTTGGTGTTCCAGTAAAAAATCGCTTAAGTGCTGTTGTTGGATTAGACCCAATTGAAACTATGAATATGGCTTACCTAGAAAATGATTTGCTGAAAATGCACGAAGAGTGGATTCCACTTATGTCATCTCACACTATGGGTGAAGATGCTATCGCAGGTCAACAAAGCGGTGCAGATGGCAGACCTAAAAAGAAAGCTTCGGAAATTTCAGATGAAACCGCTAGAGGTAAAGATAAGCCTAATGCTTAATAATTACTATTCGCTTGAAAGGGGGTGAGTAAAGAGTGGCAAAAAAGAAATTACTAGACTTTTCAGCAAGTATTAGTGATGTAAAACAAATTAACCCTCTTTTCTCTACCTGTAAAGTACGTGTCCTTTACACAGGTAAGAATAGAAATATGTCTATTATTACTAAGGATGCGGTAAATAAGGCACTTCCTACTCTAGCAGGTATTCCAATCGTTGGCGAGTATTCAGAGGAAAACAAAGATTTTAAAGGACATGGTGGAGCAATTAGCATGGATGACTACCGCTATATCCACACTACTAAACCATATGGCTTTGTTCCAGAATCCGCTACATACGAATGGGAAGAAATTAGAGGTAAAGAGTATCTTACTATTGGTGGATGCTACTTATGGACAGGAAGATATGAGGAAGCTTTCAGCGTAATCGAAAAAGGTAAAAGTCAGTCAATGGAGATTGAAGTAACTGATGGTAGATGGGATGAAGAAGAAGAAGCCTATCAAATTGACAACTTCATTTTCTCTGCCCTATGTATTTTAGGTGATGACGTAGAACCTGCTTTCGAAGATGCAAGTATCAGAGCCTATTCATTAGATAAAGATTCATTCAAACAAGAGTTCTCTCAAATGTTGAGTGAGTTAAAATCATCTCTAAAACAAGAGAAGGAGGTTAATGAAATGTTAAAAGATTTACTAGCTAAGTATTCTACTACAATGGAAGATTTAACAGCAAAAGGTCTTGTATTCAGCGAAATCGCAGAAGAAGAACTTGAAGCTAAAATTGCTGAAACTCTAGGTGTTGAAGTTATTGTTGAAGCACAAGAGCCAGAAGTTGTAGAACCTACTAATGTTGAACCAGAGGTTGTTGAGCCAGAGGTTGTAGAACCAGAAGCACAAGAACCAGAAGTGGTTGAGCCAGTAGTAGAACCAGAAGTGGTTGAGCCAGAAGCAGTTGAACCAACTGTTGATGTTGAAGCACTTCAAAATCGTATTGCTGAACTTGAGGGTCAATTAGAAACTGCTAATGAAACTATTCAAGGCTTAGAAGCTTTCAAGCTTAATGTTGAGAAAACAGAGCATGAAGGTAAAGTACAAAAGATGTTTAACGATTTCCAATTAACTACAGAAGATGTTGAAGGTATTGACATTCACAAATTCTCATTAGAAGAAATCGAAGACAAATGTTATGCAATCATTGGTCGTAAAATGGCTAATAAGCAATTCTCTAAAAAAGAAGATGGTAATGTTCGTTTACCATTAAATAACGAACCAAAAGAAGAATCATCTAAGAGCAATTCTCGCTACGGTGACTTATTCGAAAAATACAATAAATAATCTAAATTTATTTTAGGAGGAAAACAATAATGGCTATCGTTCGTAAAGATAAAATGTTAGCAGGTTACAATGGTAACTTAGAATCAGTTAAAATCTTTGACAACGCAGGTACTACTAAGGTTGAAGTAACTAACGGTGTATTTGTTGCAGTTGAAGGTTTAATCGCAGGTGAGCGTGAAGTTAAAAAGGCTCGTCTAGCAGGTTTGGCAGATGCAGATTTAGATGTACTTTTCATCCACAATGCAGAAGTAATGTACGATGAAAGACTTCACAAATTAGCAGACTTCCGTATTAAGGCAGACAAGGTTGCACGTGCATACCGTTTATACGATGGTGACATCATCACTCTAACTACTGACCTATTTGTTAATGCAGGTGCTATCGCTGTTGGCGACCAACTAGTTGTTCACACTAACGGTCTTTTAGGTGAAGATGCAACTGCTCTAGCTACGGCTAAAGTTGTATTCACTGTAATCGAAGATGCAGGTTTCGAACTTGACCCAGAAATGGGAGCATTCGCTGTACAAGTTTCTCGTAACTAATTTCTGAAACTATTAATCAACAAGATTAACTAAAAAATAATTAATATCCATATAGGAGGAAAAATACAATGGCAAAAAATCACATTGTTAAATTAGCAGTAGATTTAGCTAAAGGCAAAGTGCAAAACTTCTCTGCACAAGAATCAAACGATACACTTCGTAATGCTTTTGCTGATTTAATGGAATTTTCTTTAGAAGGTACTAACGGTGTTATTGACCGTAAGACTTTCCGTAGACACAAAACTGAAATCTTCGAAATCCTTGAAGAAATCATCAACGAAACTCTTCAAGAGGGCTTAAAGTCTCAATTCGATGGTTTCGCTGAGTATCGTAACCTAGCATGGGGTGACGAAAACAAGTTCATCGTTCCTGCAAACAACATCTTCCGTGTTGCTATGATTTCTGATGGTAACGGTAACATCCGTAGACAAAGATTACGTGATGGTCAAGAGTTCTCTATCAGCCTTGACACTTACGGTATCAAGATTGGTGAAGACTTCCACCGCTTCCTAGCAGGTCGTGTACAGTGGTCTGAATTAATGTCAGGTATCGCTGAATCTTTCAAGCGTGACCTAACTCAACGTATTTACAACGCTGTTTATTCTAGCTATGGTAAATACAACGGTACATACCACAAAACAGGTACTTTGACAGAAGATGAGTTAGTTGAACTAGCTATGCACATCGAAGCACGTACTGGTGAGAAAGTTGCAGTTTATGGTACTAAGCTTGCTCTTCGCAAACTTGCTCCTGCTGATGCACTTAACTTCACTAACGCTTCTGGTTACATCACAGAAGAAATGCGTAACAAGCGTAACCAAGTTGGTTTCTATGGTGAAATCTCTGGTATCGAACTTCGTGAAATCGAACAATCTCATGCTTATGGCACAGATGATTTCGCAATCGATAACAATATGATTCTAGTATTACCGCAAAATGCTGACAAAATGGTTAAAGTTGTAAACGAAGGTGACGCAATCATCCAAGATTTACAAGCAGGTCAATCAGCAGACATGATGCAAGAATACTTCATCTGTAACCGTTTCGGTGTATCTGTTATCACTTCAAAAGTATTTGGCTTCGTAAAATTAGCTTAATATTAAGTCGTATAAATAATGGTATATTGAGGGAGTTTATCTCCCTCTTATTATACCACAAATGGAATAAAAAAACAATGGGATAAAAGGAGATAATTAAAAATGGCACAATTAAAAAAATCAGATTTAATTAAAATTTTGGTTGAGGAATACGGTTACGATAAGGAAGACCTAAAGTTTGATGCAGAAGGAAAACCTTATACAAATGCTAAACTTCAAGCATTAATTAAAGCAGAAGAAGAAGATGCAAAGCAAGTAGAAGTTGAATCAAAGCGTTTAGCAGTACAGCCTAAAAGCGTACTAAAAGAGAACGACCTTGTTTATGTAATGAATGGTCTATCTGATACATTGGTTTATCACTCACAGCGTACTAATAGAAAGTTTGAATTTAGTCGTTTTGGTGAACAGGATACTATGGATTATGCAGAGTTAAAAGCTATGCGTAACAGATACCCACGTTACTTCACAGAGGGTTGGCTAATCGTTTTAGATAAGCAAGTACAAGAAGAGTTTAAACTTACTGAAATGTATGAAAATATTCTTACACCAGACAATATCGAAAAGGTATTTGAAATGCCTGTAGAAGAAATGAGCAAGTTTATTGATGCTTTACCAGAAGGTCAAAAGCTATCATTCGTAAACAAAGCACAAGAATTGTTTGAAAAAGAAGAGTTAATGAATTTCAAAGCAATCAAAATGATTGAAAATAAGTTTAACTTCCGCTTCGAAGATAATGCTCCATTAGACGATGTAATCGACACTAGAGAGAAAGTTGGCTCTGCAAATATTATCGTTGTAGAGAAAAGGTAAGGTGATTTAGATGGCGACACCTATCAGTGAGGTTTACGATAGCTTTCTATCTATGATAACAGATTATACTTTACTACTAGATACATTAACGGAAGCAGAAATTAATGAAGAGTTGTTTGGCTACTTTAAAAAAGCACGTACAAAATTCTACAGATGTAAAAATAGCTTAGAAGTAGTAGATGATGGTTTTGGGGAACTAGAGTTCACTATTGACTTAGACCCATTTGAAATCGAAGTATTAGCTACTCTTATGAGCGTAGAATATTTGAAGCCACAGATATTATCGAGTGAAGTTTTGAAGCAATCCTTAAGTGATAAAGATTTCAAAATTTATTCACAAGCCAACCAAATTCGTGAACTTAGATTGTTATATAACACTCTAAAGGCAGAAGCAAATAAGTTAATCGTAGAGTACACTTATTTAGATTTAGGGAAGGATGAAAACAAATGATTAAAGATAATCAGAAGTTGACAGTCTATCTAAACTCCTTAGTAAATAGCGTATTCAAAATCTTGCCTTTATGGGAAGAGCAAAATGTTGGCATTGTGACATATATTGAATCTTTACTATTTGAATTAGATGGATTACAGGATGTCGTAGATTTAGAGCATAGTGCAGAATATGTTTCTCTAATGTCTAATCTAGCATCTGTTAGAAAAGAAGTAACGAAACAAGATAGTAAAAAACCTGTTGTTAAGCGTGAAATTTTCAAGTGCATAAATATTATCAAGAACATGGTAGGAAAGCTAGAAGAAGGTGAGTAAGACATGTCACACCTTGATAAGTATAGAAGCAGGTTAAGTCGTAACGGTACTAATACTGGCGAAGTTTACGCTAGTAATACCATAGCATTTATTGAAGCTACATTCCAAGCATCACCAACATTTCGTGTGCTAGAGGTTGTCTCTACTGAATTTCCAGAAATCACACAAATGGATGCTAGAGTCGTAGAAGTAGAAAGAATGGGTACTTTGAGAGAAGTCTTATTCAGACCCAATCAAGGGTTAAACATTGGAACTTATGTTAAGTTCGATGGAGGAACATGGCTTATATTTGATAAGTGGGGAAGCACACAAAGTCATACAGGATTAAAAGTTCTAGTAGAAAAGTGCAACCGCACACTAAAGTGGAAAGATGCGAATGGCATTGTACAAGAAATTGATTGTATAGCCACTCAGTCGCCATTAGGCTCAAAAGCCAATCAAGGTAAGAATGACATCGAATGGAATAAGTACGATGTAAGGTTGCCATTAGGTCAACTATATGTTTTCGTTGAAAAGAACGATATTACATCTACCATAAGCCTAAATCATAGATTTATATTTGGTAGCAATGTATATGAGGTCTTTGGTATTGATGACACATCATCTGTTGATAACAACGGATTTGGTGTTATTCAATTAACTGTTAAGGTTGCAACGAAACAGGATGCAGACGATTTCCAAAATCGTATCGCATTTAATCAGTATGAAACTCCTTCTACTGCCGTATTGCCAACTGATGGTGGCGAGAATCCTGTAGATGGAACAAATGAGGATAGTGGGAATGGAGGATTGATGTGGTAATGAAAATGGAATCTATGTCCAAAAACGTTGTCGATATAATGCTCCAATTAACAAAGAATAATGCATTAGTAGAATTGCTTATTAATAATAACAACTCTCTACCATTATTAAGAGATGGCGATAAGTTGAGTGAAAAGGTTACTGATACTATCAGAAGAAATCTAATAAACCCAACATCTCCAGATGGAAAGATATTCCCATATCCATTCGACACAGATGCCACTGAGGTTGATGGCTCATTTATCAGAGTTTACTACAATGATGGTGAATTTGATTCAAGTGAAGTTATCGCAGAATCTCAACTTCATATCGACATCGTTGTTGCAAAAAGCCTATGGCTTATTAACGATGGTCAACGCTCTATGATTCGACCATATGAAATTATGGGTAGAGTGATAGATATGATTGGTGGCAGAGGTCTAAGTACAACTATCAAACTCGATGTAAAAGGCTATCAACATCTTTATGTAAATACTAAATTTGACTGTATCAGAATTTATTGCGAATACTTTTCAGTAGAAACGTGATGAATTATGTTGGAGTTCAAGGAGTTACAAGAGGTTGATTTAAAGCTTTTTTTACAAAGTGGTAGTCCTATTAAAGTTGGAAATCTAGTAATTGAGCCATACATCCTTGAAGAAATCAAAGATTATGGCTATACAAATTACATGAGAAATCTACAATGGTTATCAATAACCGTTGATGATTTTATATCATCAATTGATGATACTAGTAAACGCTCTATATTAGAGGAGCAAAAGGCTAATCTTAAGACATTAGACTTCTATATCAAATTCGGTGGGCAAGAGATTTTAGGCAATCTGCTTAAAGCTTTGGCTATGATTTTCAAAACAGACGATGTTAGGTTGTTGGATAATGATACAGGTATTATATCTATTAACTTCGTGAAGATGGGTGTTCTGTATGAAGACGAAGATGGCGAATGGGTTATCGATGATGAATTATTTAGCACTCTAACAGAAGATGAAATAACAGTCATTCACCGAGATAATTTCGATGAACTTGTCGAAGTTATTAAAATCCAAAACTACCTAGAGAAACCTAAATCTAAAGAGACAGAACAAAATCCTGTCGATGAAGAAACTAGGAAACTGTTAGAAGATATGGAACGACACCGAAAAAGAGTTGAAGCTAAAAAGCAAGCACAGAAAAAAGCAGAAGGTAATGACGATGACGACATCGACATCTCTGATATTATTAGTGCTGTTAGTTCAAAAAGCAACTCTATCAATAAACTAAATATTTGGAAGTTTACTATTTATCAGATATATGATGAATACGCTCGATTAGAAGTAATCGACAACTATGATTTCAGCATCAAAGCTATGATGGCAGGTGCGGAAAACATAGAATTAAAGCATTGGTCTAGTAAGCTATAAAGCTTGCTTGATACATAAAAATTTTTTATTAAAAAATGGAGGAATTTCATAATGGCAAACACACGTTATGGTCTTAAAGAAGTTGCCAACGTTATTTTCTTTGACGTTACAACTAACAAACCTGTTATCTTCTTCGATACACTAAAGGTTTCTACAATTGAAAATAGTTCTGAGAGTGCAGAAGCACGTGGCGGTCAAGGCAACAACAAACTTATGTCATGGGATTTTGGTCGTAGTGCAACGCTTACTCTTCAAGATGCTTTGCTTTCTGACATTAGCTTAAGCTTACTTTCTGGTAACGCTGTAAATTCT